GGATGTTCAATGCCGTTAATGTGTCCGCCTTTATTTGTGCCAATATTTCATCAAACAATCCTGAACCCAAAATAGGTTCAACGAATAAATTTTGGCAATCCCTAATGATAGGAACTAACAGATTGTCATCCGTGTTTGAATGGATTATCGTGTTCGCCTTTATGAACGATGGCGTTAATATCAATGTAATTTCAAAACTCATTTCTTTTTCACGATTACTTGTTTCCAACTATGTCTGCAAAACGGAACGGAAATGTCTGTTCCCGGTGGTCTGTACCATCCACCCCTCGACAACCACACGTCTGTCACTTGTGGTGCAAACCCTGACGATTGCATATCGTTACGCAAAAGGTCTATTTGTTCACGTGTCCACAATCTATCAATCGACATCATTGCACGACAAAACATTCGCGATTTCCCGCCCGGTTTCAATTTCGGTGCGTCATCCCTTTCAACGTATTGATATTTGATTTCTGTCTTTTGTTTCACCACCGGTAAATTCAATATCTTCAATAAGTTCTTTCCTGATTGCAGCAACCCCCAATTCAATCCGTCGTTGGTGATTCTTCTTGCCTTCTGTAATATACCAACGCGTTGATGAACCTCTAATATTCCAACGCTTAACGCCTTTGCTATTTCACCTTTGGACATTTTGGGATTGGACTCAATCAAATTCAAAATCTGAACATCCAATTCATTCAGACTATCGAAATCAAATTCAATCGGTTTCCCGAATTCATCAGGCACAATGTCAAATGATTCCAAAACATCATAATCCTTCGCCGGGACACCTGATTTGGAAAACAATTCAACCATCTTCTTTTCTGCATCTTCTTCGCTGAACGACATCGCCGTTTCAACCTTCAAATCAATTCCCGTTTGTTGTGTAATTAGTTCACGCAATTCATTTCGGTCTAAATTGGCAACAATCGTCGCTTCTGACAATTCCAATTTGTGTTCGATTGGTTCGTTCGGTTCAAATTCAACGCCGCCAAATTGCAAGTCCTGAACCATCAATTTGTTTACGATACGAAGAACGTTTTGCTGACGTTCTGAAACATACGTTTTGCGGAATAATTCAAACGCCGTTGCCATTTCAGTTCGTCCGCCCAATTGACCTTCTGTTTTAACGCCAAAAATCATTGGTGACGTAACTCTATGACCGATGAAAATATTTTGTTGCACGGCTTGTGATAACTGCTCGTATCGTTGCGGCAAATCATTTCCCGATAATGAATCCAACGTCGGTGCGTGTTCCTTATCCGCCGCAAAGTTGATGACCAATTGCCCGGCATTCGATGAACCCGTGAATTTCTGTTTGAATTTCCTTTCGACTTCCTTTTTCTTTTCCTCATTCTGCGGAACTCCGTTGTTGAATGTCAACATCGTGCCGCCTGAAAACCCGTTTTTGATTTCGTTCGCCCAATAGTTAGCAATCTCCACATCAGTATCAATCGCCGCAATTGCACCCATATAAATCGGCAACGGATAAACGTCCATATTTGGACGATATTCAGCGAAGTAAATCACCGAACGAATGTCATCGCCGTTCTGTCTGTATTCAGGAATGAAAGTCTTTTCAGGTCGGTAATTTCTGCGACCATCCTTTGACCAATTCTTAGAATACCAATATCCACCTTCCGTGTTCTTTCTTAATCTGCTGAAATCCGTGTGATAATATTTCAATCCCGTTGCACCGCGAATGACCTCAATTGCAAAACCATTGTGCAATTCGTAATCCATCACCACTTTGCGAATAATGTCGTCCCAATTCTCAAATTCATTTGGATTCGACAACCATTGCTTTCCACGTGCGTTACGTTCCGTAATTCTTGACTGATATTGTAAACCACCGGCGACGATATAGCCTATCTTGCCGTTCACAATCGAATTATGTGTTGCAGACTCATTGAACAATTCAATCATTTTGTCAGGGAATCTGTTTTCTTCTCCGAAATAAACAACACCCGATTGTTTGTGTTCCTTCACAATCGGCGTTTGGTACGATTCTAATTGAATAAATATTTGGTTATCTTGGGTCGTAGCCATAGTAATTTCTTGAAATTGTGTTTTTGTTTGTTGTTGTTGATGAATCGTAAACCCTAAACAATCCACGCCAAATCGGTTCGTCTGATGGAATTGTCAAAGTTTCGGTTGCGACGTTGTAAATCGCACAATACAAATCACCCGGTCTTGGAATAGAAATGATTCCGTTCATCACATCTTCAACCGCATCTTCTGTGATGTCAAAGAATACAACACGCGGTGATTTGGAATAGTCAGGTGTTGCAAAAAACAACTTTTGTTCTTCCAATCCATTTCCGCTTAATGCAAATAAGAAATAGTCATTCGAATACTCGTTTGAAATATTGATTTGCAAAATTTGCGATTCGTCTTTCCTGACAACAAACATTTTTTAAATATACCACCACATTGAATTTTGATATAAAACAATGATTGTCGTCAAAGCATTTTTTACGCCAAATTATTTTTATTTTAAAAAAGACTTGGAAAATCCAAAATCCATTCTAACGCCATTTTTAGTCGATTTGCGGCATTTTAGGTGTTTTTTGATATGGTTACACCTAAAAAAATACTTCGTTGAAGTGTCTGATAATCAAATACTTACAAGACTAAAAATATGACGCAAGTTTCTTGGATTTGTTTCTATTTTTCTATATAAAACAAAAAGGGACACCCGTAAAGATGTCCCCGATAGTATGAACTCAAATCAACTATGCCAACAAATCCGCAATAATTGTCGTATCAATTTCAGGCATCGGTTCAACTTCCTCTGCCTTGAAATTTATCGTGTATCCGTTTCGGTCTGCCATTGCAGTTCCCCATTCGGACGTTGAAGAATCCAAACGAACTCCCGCCGCTTGTCCCATCAACCAATATTTGTCATTTTTGTCCTTAGCAATCACAACCAATTTTGCTTGTGCTAAAAGTTTGATTTCGTTTCGTTTGTCCTGACTTGTTTTATTAAGGACATACGACGCTAATTGTTCAAAGTAACGTGTTCCGTTTTCTCGGTTCACTTGGATGTTCTCGGTCATTGATGACGTTGCCTTTTCGGCTTCGTACGTGTACATAAATGCCGAACCTCCGATTGCCGTCACCATCCCGGACGCGTTTTGTGTTACCGCACCTAAAGTGCCAAAATCGCCCACAATGAATTCGACAATGCCGCCTGAACTATCGTTACACCCTATGGTGAAACCTTGTGTTAATGCACAACTCATTGTCTTATTCTTTTAGATGGTTAAACTGAAAATTCTACAACTTGCGACGGATATGCTACCTGAACACCTCTTTTGAACTTGATTGAATACTTCACATTGTCATCGTCTTGCGAATACCAAATTTTGAATTCTTCTTCCTCGTTCATCATATCAACACCAAGAACAAAATGGTCTTTTATTCCTAATATTAATCTATTAGTGCCAACTAATCCGGCCACGCCAACAACTTCAACGTTTCTTCCCGGAACACGCATTGTGTAGTTAGGGAAATTAGTCACGTCTATGTGGTAATTGTTCTTCGCAATTAGTGTATCTAAATAACCATCAAAGAAATCCGTTCCAACAAATAAAACACAATCTGAATTGCCTTTCATTGCCGCCGTTCTAGCATCACACATCGCGTTTACGATAGTATCGCTATTTCCTGACGCACCCGTTGTGATTGCAGTAACTGAACCCGTATTTCCGTCGATTGGAGATGCTGCATCGATAAGTTTAAGTAAACCATCGTATTTGCTAAGATACTCATTATCTGATGTAGTGTCACCTTGCCAATCTAAAACTTCAACGTGTTCTTTTATTAGTTTGACTAATTGGTCAGAAATAGCCGTTGCCATTTGTTCGTTTACTTCTGAATCAGCGTTTGAACCGCTTCTCAAAAGAATCTGCGTCCACTTTGCACGAAGGTCTTTCATACAAAGTGTGTCTTGGTACTTAACCGAACCAACCGCAATATTTCTTTGCGTTAATGTCGTTGTTCCCGATGCGTTAAACACACACGATGAATCTGCTTGTGGTACTGCGGAAATCGCTAACAACTGAATTGCTGCTGAACTTTTGATTCCCGTTTGAATTGTGAAATAATCCGCTGAAGTAGCTTCAAAATATGCTCTCCCGATTAGTTCTTCGCTTGTTTGGTCAACGTATGCCGTTAAACCTGAAACATCAAATCCCATTTTTTTATTTTTTTATTAATTGTTAAACTTACTTTTTGTTTCTTAATGCTGATGCCATTGCAACCGCCTTCGCAACCTTATCATTCTTGATTGTTTGTTTTGGTTCGTTTAATGGTGTTGGTTCTTTTTCAAATGCTGAAAGAACTTCATCCGCCATTGCTGAAACCTTTTCTGCTAATTGAGTTGTCATTTCCTCAACCTTTTCGTTTGTCGCGAATCCTTCTTTGAATTCCGCTAATTTTGCGTCAACTGCTTCCAAGATTTCCGCCTTGAATGCGTCTGAATCAAATCCTTCTTCTTCCATTTCAACCGGTACAACTGCGGCAACTAAACCGCCCACCATTTCAAATGATGTTCCATCTTCCAAAACGAATGTTCCATCTTCCAATGATACTTCGCCTTCTTCTGTGATTTTCATCACGGCAATTCCTTCAGCCAATTCACCTTCCCAACGAACGATTGTTCCGTCTGCTAATACTCCATCCATAAATGATTGTTCTTCTTCGCTATTTGTCAACGCGTCGTTGAACGCCTGAAATGCTTGTTTTAATTTTGATACTTTCATTAAATATATTCTTTTAAAATTTTAGACATTGATTGATTTGCGTATGGTTTAACATCGAATAATCCTTCAATGCTGAACCCCTTGTATTCTCCTGATTCCTTGACCTTCTGCCAAACGTCATCGTTTTCTATTTTTGCGGCAATGAACCACGTCCCGTCCGCGATGTTTTCAAATCCCTTCGGTGGTTGTATTCCGATTGATGCATCAGTCACCCACGATTGAAATATAAAACCACCTTCAACCATTCTGCTTGAATCGTGATTTTCGTTAATTGCGTTTACTCGTTTGTCACGGAAGAATTGTTCAACAATCTTTCTGATTGTTTCCTTTCTGAAGATTGCGTGATACTCGCCGCGTTCCGCATCCATTCTGTAAATAGGCAAATCAGGAATCATTGCAGCACCAACGACAATGCGTTGTTCATCGTCCGCGATTCCAAATTTGTATTCCTTGTTGAATGCCTGATATTCGACACCGATTGCCGGTTGTTCAACCAAAGCAACCGCCGTAACGCCCGTTGCTTCACCATCCAATGTCAATTCAAAAATTGGTAAATCCATTTTGGTAAATAAACCAACCCGAACCTTTTTGTCAAATTTTATTCCGTTACCACCGCCCGATTGTATATCCCTGAAACACGTTCAGACGAATTTCGGATGTCGGTTTCCGTTACAAAAACTTTGATTTTTTGCTCCTGATTTTCCGTGCTGAACGTTGGAATGATTGGCGTAACATTTGCCGTTGGCGTTTGACCACCGCCGCCACCAACGCTTGTTGATGAAATAGATGTCGATTTAAATTGTTGATTTTTAATTGCCGCCACACGTGCCAATCCTGATGCCGTTGCCGCCGCCGCCGCCGCGATACCGACCGGCAAACCAAATTTGACCGCCGATTGGAATGCTCGTTGTGCTGATGCAATTGTCGAAATGATGGTGTCCGCTATCTGAACCGCCTTGTTGAACTCAAATGCTTTCCGTTGACCTTCTTCCGTGTCCTTGAAGAACATCGCCGCCGCATCCGTCAAATCCGTGTACATACCCATCGCAACATTTCTTCGGGCATCTGCGATTTCTTTGTCGTTCTTGATTATCGCGTTTTTCTTCTTCTGTTCGGCTTTCTGCTCCTTGTCAATGATGTTTTCAATCAACTCGAATTGCTTCACCCTTGCATCGACTTGTAGTTTTAGTTGATTCTCTAATGAATTTGCATCCGTAGTGATTGCCGCTTTCGCCTGATATTCAATCGCCTTTTCAGTTTCTTCGTTTGCCGACTTCTGTGAACGCGTGAATGCATTCAATCGGGTTTGCAATCCCTTCAACGCCATATCACGTTCCGATTCCAATTCAATCACCCGTGCCGTTGCTTGTGCCGCTTCTGCCAATTCTTCACGCGAAGATTCACCCAACGCCACTTGTTTTCGGATTATCGATGCACGTTGTTGTTCGATGGATATTCGGTCTTTGTACAATGCACGTTCAATCGCCATTGCTTTTTCAATCGCCGCCGCCGCTTTCTTCTGATTGTCCGCGTTCTGTTCTGCTTCAAACCTCAATGCTGCGATTTGCTTTCGTCGTTTGGCGTTGGTCACAATCAATCCGTTTTCTTGGTCTTGAAGTCTTTGCATCTGACCTTCTAATGATGACGCCGCTTTGGTTTCCGCCTTTATTTCATCCGTGATTCCTGACAACGCATTTTTGAATGTGTCCGCCGCACCTGAAAAATCACCCTTGAACAACTGCAATAGTCCTTCGCCTAACTGACTGAATCGGTCAACAATAACAGATACACCGGCACGTAATCCGGCTAATGCTTTTGACACCTTATCCGCACCCCTTTGTGTTTTCGTGAAATACGCAACCAATGAACCCAACGCCACGACAATTAATCCGATTCCCGTTGATGCTAATGCGATTTTGAATAGTTTCAACGCACGATTCGTTCCGCGTGTTGACACCGCCGCCGACTTCATCCCACCGGATAAACGCGTGATTCCATCACCAACCGATTTCAGTTTGGTGAATAGATTTCCCATTGCACCACCGAACAAATCGGTCACACCCGTCAACGCTTCCATTCCACCTTTCAGTTTCCCGGATTGCCCGTTCAAATCCTTAACCTTATCGTTTAATTCGCCGACCTCTTTTGTCGCTTTGTCTGACAATTTAGATAAATCCTTAAACGCATCGGAATTTTCATCCAATTCAACCAATTCCTCGTTGATTTCCTCCAAAACATCTTCCAATTCCTGAATCGTTTGTGCGTTCTCGAATTTGGTTTTGATATTTAAAACAATATCCTTCTTCATAGTTTAATAATTTGATAAAATAATGTAATTGTGCAATCTGAACCCGTCCCCGTCATATCAGATGTTTGATACAACCTGATTGATTCGCCAAAGTCCAAATGCTCTGTTTGATGGACTAATAATTCCGTTGCATTCGTTGATAAGAAAAACGTAGTTTCTGAACGAATCAATGTATTGTTCGACGTTTCCGTT